ATGTATTTTATTTTGAAATAATGAAGAAAAATAAGAAGAAGAATTATTTTCTTCATAATTGGGTTATCGTCACTCCAATGAGAGTTACAACTGCAGTTGTTAAAGAAGCTCAGGAAAAGATACTAAATGATTGGAAGATCGCAAAAGATGTACTCGCAAAGCATGGTATAGAAATTGATGATCCATCAAATGATAGACCAGTATTTGAAGCTGGAATACTTCCAAGATTTCAAAATAATTAAGCAGATTCGCTGAGGTTAAAATGAAAGCATGTATTGTAACGTATTATATGGATAACATTTCCCAAAGAACTAAAGAATTGCAATCAGCTGTTGTTAGCAAATACAATAAATCCAATATTCCATTTTATGCTATAAAAGGGCAACTTCGACACGGACACTTCATTGATTATTTTTGGAAAATGAATGGTGTTGATGTTGAAGAAATCAAACAATTACCTGTTGATGATAAATTAAAGATGGACCATGACGTAATTATTTTTTTAGATATTGACTGCATTCCACTGAATTCTGATGTTTTTGACTATATGATTGAACAAGCAAGTAAAGGTAAAATCATAGGTAACGTTCAAAGATCAGGTCACATTGACAACGACAATCATCTTTTCTCAGCACCATCGGCAACAGCAATATCAAAAGAAACGTTTGTGAAAATCGGTAGACCATCAGCAATTGAAACACCAAGATCAGATGTTATGGAGGAATATACATGGGCAGCGAATAATGAAATTGAATTCGAATTCTTTACCCCATCAGCATATGCACGCGCACCGTATAGATATGAATGGGAAAAAGACCAGAGACCATATTGGACGTTAGAGAATGGTCTTCCAAATTATGGGATTGGAACAACATATAAACACGATAAATTTGGTGACGTGTTCTATCACAACTTCCAAATCAGAGAAAAACAATATGAAGAATTGTTCTGGGAACGTTGTGTGCTTGAACTGAATAAATAAGTATTGTCGACAACTAAGACAGGAGCATCAAAATGCTAGACGTACTATTTTGGGTCACACTGGGCGCTTTCGTGGGTTGGCATTTTCCCGAGCCATTCTGGGCGAAGGCAATTAAGAACAAAGTGAAAGGGTTGTTCGCTAAAAAAGAATAAAATTATTTAATTTTATAGTATGGAGTGAATTGTTATGAAGCAAGAAAAGCAAAAAATCAGGGTTAATCTTCCAAAGGCAGCGAAGAAGCAATTATCGTTGCAACAGATTAGTTATCCTGTGCAAAACATCAATGAAATTCGAAGGCTGCTCGCGCGCGCACATGAGAATGCAGTTGTAAGCAAAACAAGACGATCTGTGGAAACTGAACAAGCAGATTAATTCGCCTCTCTAAAAATATTAGTATATCAAAAGAAAATGGAGTATAATAATGGCTAACATTAAGTTGTTCAAATTGATCACAGGCGAAGAAGTGCTAGGCGATATTGTAAAGCAAACGGATGATACATTCACTATTGAAGATACAGTGGCGATTGTAATGCAACCAACGCAAGATGGTCGCCTTTCTCCTGGTTTCTTTCCGTGGCTAGCAATGTTTGATGGTCCGAAAACCATCAAAGAACGCGATGTTATTTGTTATGGTAGTCCAGAAGCGCAACTGCTTTCTGCTTACCAATCAATGTTCTCTAAGATTATCACTCCCAACAAAGGTATTATTGTGTAATAATGAGTTTCTACTATACTAATGTAAATGTGATCGGCGACAATGTACTATTCAGAGGAATCAAAGACGGGAAAAGGATACGACAGAAAATCAAATACAAACCCAGATTCTGGGTCAATGGGTCAGGAGAATCCGTCTGGAAAACACTAGACGGAACACCAGTTCATGAGATGAAGTTTGACAGTATTCGTGATGCTAGGAATTTCCTGAAGCAATACGAATTCGTTGAGAACTTCAAAATCTATGGTCTCAATCGATATGATTGCGCATTCATCTCTGATCATTTTCCAAATGATTTCGATTGGGATGCGAAAGATCTCTGCGTTGCATATCTCGATATCGAGGTTGGTTCTGAGAATGGATTCCCAAGTCCAGCGCGAGCAACAGAAACAGTTACTGCGATTTCAGTTGAAATCTCAGGAACCATGTATGTGTTTGGTTGCGAAGACTTCGACAATAAGTTTGACAACGTCAAGTATCTGAAATGCAGTGATGAATTTGAACTCATCAACAAGTTCCTTGATCTCTGGGCGCACTTCTATCCTGATGTTGTAACTGGTTGGAACACGAAGTTCTTTGATATTCCGTATCTCGTAAATCGGATTCATCGGCTGTTCGGTGACGATTCATCGCAAGCAATCGCGCTGAGTCCATGGGGCAAAGTCAATCCATACGAAGTCAATTTCAAGAATAAGAAAGAAGTTTGCTACGACATCGTCGGAGTTTCTGAGCTTGATTATTATGAATTGTATCGTAAGTATTCATCCAATCCAAACCAAGAATCATACAAACTAGATCATATCTGTTCTGTTGAACTCGGTGAACGAAAGGTTGACTATTCTGAGTATGCGAATCTTCATCAGTTGTATCGCCTAGACTATCAGAAGTTCATCGAATATAACATTCGAGACGTTGAACTTGTCAAGAAGCTGGAGGATAAACTTCGGCTGATTGAATTGGCACTGACTTTGGCATATGATGCGAAGGTGAACTATGATGATGTATTCTCTCAGGTAAGAATGTGGGATACTATCATCTACAATGCGCTGAAGAAGAAGCATGTTGTGGTTCCACCGAAAACCAAAAACACCAAGTCAGAACAGTATGCTGGTGCGTATGTGAAAGATCCAATTCTTGGTATGCACAATTGGGTTGCGAGTTTTGACTTGAACAGTCTATATCCTCATCTCATTATGATGTATAACCTATCGCCAGAAACATTGATTGATCATTCAGATTATGATGGTGAAATACATGAATTGATCAAACAGAATGTGACAGTTGATCGATTGTTGTTTCAGTATATTGACACTCGCGCGCTGAAAGATAAGAAAATGTCATTGACACCAAACTGTCAGTTCTTTTCTATCGAGAAACAAGGATTCCTATCTGAACTGATGGAAACCATGTATGAAGATCGCGCAATGTACAAGAAGAAAGCAATTGATGCGAAAAAGAAATTACAGATATCAACCAGTGAAGCTGAGAAGCAAGACCTAGAAAAGCAGATATCGAAGTTCAATAACATTCAGCTTGCGAAAAAGGTAACTCTAAACTCGGCTTATGGTGCGATTGGAAACAGTTTCTTTCGCTTCTTTGATGTTCGCATCGCAGAAGCAATCACGTTGTCTGGTCAGTTAGCAATCAAATGGATTGAGAAGAAATTGAACGACCATCTCAACAAGATTCTCAAGACCAAAGAGGACTATGTGATTGCATCAGATACTGATTCAATCTATCTGAATCTTGGTCCATTGATTGAGAAAGCTCTTGGTGAAGTTACAGATAAAAAGAAAGTCATTACCATGATGGACAAGTTCTGTAATGAAAATATCCAACCGTTCATCGACAAATCATATCAAGAACTAGCAGACTATGTGAATGCACATTCTCAGAAGATGATCATGAAGCGTGAAGCACTGGCAGATAAAGCAATCTGGACAGCCAAGAAGCGTTATCTAATCAATGTGTATGACAACGAAGGCGTTCGGTACGAAACACCTCAGTTGAAGATTATGGGATTGGAAGCAATCAAGTCATCAACTCCGATGGTATGTCGCGAGAAGATTAAAGATGCATTCAAAATTATGGTCGATGGATCCGAAGCGAAGCTGATCAAGTTCATTGATAAGTTTCGTCAGGAGTTCAAGACACTTCCTGCTGAAGAAGTGGCATTCCCTAGAAGTGTAAATGATCTGAAGAAGTATTCTGATGATCGAGCTATATTCTCAAAGGGAACACCGATTCATGTCAAGGGCTCTTTGATTTACAATCATACTCTTGCGGAAAAGAACATCACGAAACAATATGAAACCATCAATGATGGAGACAAGATCAAGTTCATGTATGTTCGTGAGCCAAATCCACTTCAATGTACTGTAATCTCATTTCCGAATATTCTTCCGAAAGAGTTTGACTTACAGCAATACTTAGACTATAATACTCAATTCGATAAGACCTTCCTTGAACCGCTGAAGATTGTAATGGATGCGATCAACTGGTCAACCGAAAAGCAAAATACACTCGAATCTTTGTTCGTATAAGAGGTAAAATATGTCAATATTTGATGAACTGATAAAAGAGTCAGGTAACAAATACGCTTCAAAAATATCAGAAGGAACTGATGCTGATGTTGAATCATTTATCAGCACGGGTTCATACTCACTCAATGCACTTCTCTCAGGAAGTATTCATGGTGGTCTACCATCAAATAAAGTAACTGCATTGGCGGGTGAAAGCAGCACAGGCAAAACATTCTTTGCGCTAAATATCGTGCGTGAATTTCTGAGCGATAATTCAGAAGGTGCTGTATTTTATTTTGAATCAGAATCTGCTGTGACTACTGATATGGTTGCTGCGAGGGGAATTGATACCAGTCGATTCTTTATGATTCCTGTTGTAACAATTCAGGAATTTAGAACTCAAGCAGTAAAGATTCTTGATCGTTATTTGGAGGTTCCTGAAGCTGAACGCAAGCCATTGTTTATGGTTCTTGATTCACTTGGTATGTTGTCAACCGAAAAAGAAGTTACAGATATCACTGAGGGGTCAGATAAACGCGATATGACTCGTGCTCAGTTGATTCGTGGCGCATTTAGAGTATTGACGTTGAAGCTTGGTCGAGCAAAGGTTGCTCTTCTCATCACAAATCATACATATAACGTTGTTGGTGCTTATGTTCCGACGCGAGAAATGGGTGGTGGAGAAGGTCTGAAGTATGCTGCATCTACCATCGTATTTTTGAGTAAAAAGAAAGAGAGGGATGGAACAGATGTCGTCGGAAACATCATCACAGCAACCTTACAAAAATCAAGACTCACAATCGAAAACAAAAAAGCACAAACGCTCTTGGACTACCATGATGGTCTTGATCGGTATTATGGGCTTCTTGAAATTGCTGAGAAGTATAGTATCATTAAGAAGGTATCTACAAGATATGAGCTTCCAGATGGAACGAAGGTGTTTGGGAAAGCAATCGCAGAAAACCCAGAAAAATATTTCACGGAAGAAGTCCTCGGGCGAATAGACGAGGCATGCAAAAAGGAATTTATGTATGGTGGTAGCGGAACAAAATCTGATGGAGTTATATCACATGTCGAACTGGTTTCAGAGGAAGATTGAAAGTATTCAGCGCGACCATCGACGTAAGCGATATGCTGAAGGTGAATTCTTCAGGATTTACAGTGGAGATGGAATAGATTATCGCAATGATCTAATCGCCGTTGAAGTTCTGAGGGGCAAATTCAAAGGTGTGGTGTATTCTTACACCACATGCGATATCACCGACGAAGGTCGATGTAATTTTGATGTTCGAGTGATCGAAACACCAAATATTGAAGAAAAGATTTTGGTCAAGAACCGAAACTTTAGTAAAATAGTTGGACAAGTTTTGCTCATGATTCTTGATGATGCAATTAGTATGGAGAAGAACAGATATGAATCTGAATCTGGAGAAGATTATATTGAAGAACCTGTTCAATCAAGAACAGTACACCAGAAAAATTCTTCCATATCTAAAGAGTGACTATTTCAATGATCGTAATGAGCGTATTGTATTTGAGGAGCTACGAAAGTACATTCTGAAGTACAATACGCAACCTTCTTATGAAGCAATCCAAATCGCAATCAGCGATAGCGAAAACCTATATGAAGATGATTATAAAAGATGTTGTGAAATAATCGACGAAGTCAGTGGAATCCGAGATTCAAAAGATGAACAATGGCTCGTCGAAAACACTGAGAAGTTCTGCCAAGAACGAGCTTTACATAATGCGATTCTTGAATCTATTCACATTCTAGATGGCAAAGAAAAGACCAAAGCGAAGGGTAGCATTCCTCAGATTTTGACTGAGGCATTGTCTATTTCCTTTGATCCAAACATTGGTCATGACTATATCGATGATGCTGAGAAACGATACGATTTCTATCATAAAATTGAAAAGCGTATTCCATTCGATCTTGATTTCTTCAACAAAATTACAAAGGGTGGCATGCCTCAGAAAACATTGAACGTTGCTCTCGCTGGTTGTGTCCATCCAGATACCAAAGTTAGAATTAGAATTAAGAAAATAGAGTAAATCCTTTGACATACCCATTTGATAAGTATTCTTCTAATCTTTCTGGTCGGATCCTTGTTCTATGTTGACCATTGGTGACGCAAATCATTCCTCTGATGGATTTACCACCAAGGGATGCATATTTTGCAAAATTTTCAGGATTATGTATTCCTTGTTTATTTTTCTTTTGACTTGCACCACCAACTTTTCCGCCAGCAGAAGCAATAGTCTTTCTGCCTTCTTGGCTAAATGTTCCAACGCCAAGTTTTTTTTGAGTGTTTGCAGAGTTTTTACATCGTTCTACATTAGCTTCTTTGTTAGATCTCCACTCAAAAGAAAAGATTCCAATACCATTATCTCTACAAAATTCACCAGTGATTTTTCTTTGGGCTGGTGATAATTTGGCGCCAAGCATTTTCATTGATCTCAAATCATTTGGATTCTTATAAATTTTCCAAAGAAGAAAATGTGCAATTATATGTTCTCTAACAGAAAGATATGTGTAATTGTCTTCACTATCAGTTCCACCAAAATGTTTTGGTATTATATGATGTCTGTGTATTCCAGATCCTCTCACCCAAGACTCTTTGAGTTTACTTTTAGATTGGCATAGATTATAATAGATTGATAAATACATTTGCTGATACTCCCCGTTAGTGTTAGAGGGTTGGAGATTGCCGTCTCGCGAACCCATTTTTATTTATATTTTTTTGTAATTGGAGTTTGACATGTGGCTTGAAAAAGAAGTAAGTATATCTGAAATCGATTCACTTCTCAGAGATGGTTATGAAATTGAAGTGGATTCTCCAGATGGATGGGTTGGTGTCAATTTTTTCGTCGATAAAGGAATGTATGAGGAATACATTCTTCATACAGAAGACGGTAGAGATATAAAATGTAACTGTGATCATCTATTCGAAACATCTGTTGGGTGGGCTTCTGCTCATCAGTTATCCGAAACACGAAACAATGTCAATATTCTAGATAAGTCTGGAAAGTTTGTTAGGGGTTGGGTAGAAAGAACTGGAAATATGATTCCAATCGTTGACATCAACGTTGATCATGAGAACCATCGGTACTATACTGATGGGGTCAGTTCCCACAATACTGGTGTTGGCAAAAGTTTGTTCATGTGTCATGTGGCTGCATCATCATTGGCTCAGAACTACAACGTCCTTTACATTACTCTTGAGATGGCTGAAGAGCGTATTGCTGAGCGGATTGATGCGAATCTGTTGAATGTGAAAATTGATGATCTTCTGAGTCTGCCAAAGGAATCATTTGAGCGTAAGATTGAACGATTGAAACAGCAGATCAAAGGTAAGTTGATCATCAAAGAGTATCCACCAGTATCAGCCAGTTCAACTCATTTCAGATCATTGATGAATGAATTGGCATTGAAGCGAAACTTCAAGCCTGATATTCTGATTGTTGACTACTTGAATCTTTGCGCTTCAGCTAGAATCAAACTCGGTGCGAATGTGAACTCATATTCATTCATCAAAGCGATTGCTGAAGAGCTTCGAAGCCTGGCAGTTGAGTTCAAGATTCCTGTATTGACTGCGACTCAAACAACTCGGTCAGGTTATGGTAGCACCGATCCTGGTCTTGAAGATACTTCTGAATCATTCGGTCTGCCAGCCACTGCTGACTTCATGTTTGCGTTGATTGCGACTGAGGAACTGGAGAATCTAAATCAGATCATGGTGAAACAGTTGAAGAATCGATACAATGATCCAACAGCTAACAAGCGATTCATTGTTGGTATTGATAGAGCGAAGATGAAACTATATGATGCTGAACAGTCAGCTCAAACGCTGGTTGACTCTGGACAACAAGAAGAGGACAATGGTCCAATAAATCGGTTTGGAGATCGAGAGGATTCTAGAAGTAAATTTAGAAGTTTGAAAGTATAAATATATTCTTGATAACAAATAAATTGGAGCAATAATGCTCAAACCTTCTGAGTTAGACATAACTGGCACCAAAAGAAGTATTTCAGCACACAAAAGTTTAGTGCTTAGAAAATTAAATTCTTTATCAAACAAGAAAATAGCAGAAATCTGCAAACAAATATTAGACGCCAAATCTGGTCAAAAAATTGAAATTCCACCAGGCGTAACAGCACAACAACTAAATGAAGTCATAAATTATTTCGCAGAGGTTGCTGGTCCTGTTTTAGTTGCCCAAAATGGGTTGATACCTGGCATTATGATGACGAATCAGTGCGAATATTCTGTATCAGATACAGAGGCTTTGTATGACTTCATTATATACAAAAACAACAAGCCCATTTTGATATCAAATAAAGCATTAGAAGGGGCAACAAATACATTAAAACCAGGAAATGTAGTTGACATATTAGATGCCCCTGCCAACGCAGCATTGAAAAAGAAATGGGAGAGTACAACACCATATAAAGTAATGAAAACATTGAATGAAAATAACGTAGTCTCTGGACCAATATCCGCAATCAAATCATATTACCCAACAACATTTCCTGGAATCAAACAAGCAGATTATAATAAAGTCATTTCCACCATGTCGACTGGAAATGAAGCTAAAATTCCAGAAGATGAATTGCCAGAATCATTTAAAAAGATAATCAATAAAAATCCTGATGCTGCTGCAAATTTTAAGAAAAATGGAGCAGCACTTGCTTCTATGATTAACTTTCTATTTGAAAAAGAACTCGCCAAATACTCAAAAGAAGATACCACATACCACGATTTGTTCGTTGACGTTACGAGTAAAAGCGTTCTGTTTATGAAATTCGGTCTTGATAAAAATGGTATAATGACTGCTGTTATCTCTGATCCAAGACAATCGACTAAGAAAGCGTATCTTCGTTCCAAGCAAGGTGTCGAGAGGAGAAGTAGCAAAACTGGTAGATTAAAATTAGATAAAATGGGATTTCAACCGTAAATGAAAACATTCACCTCTTTCCTATCAGAACAGGATGCATCATTTGGTAAGCTCAAGCACCTTGAGCACGCAGAAGATCACCCAATCAACGATGGCGTTGAAGGTTTCCATAGAGCAGCAGAAACACTGAATGCTGTTCATTCAGCATTGAAAGGTGAAGATGATAGTGTAAAAATAACAACGAAATATGATGGGTCGCCATCAGTTGTATTCGGTCGCCATCCACAAACTGGAAGGTTTTTTGTTGGCACTAAATCAACATTCAATAAGAATCCCAAGGTAAACTATACGCCAGAAGATATTGAAAAGAATCATGGTCATGCTCCTGGTCTTGTTGCCAAACTCAAAGCGGCATTAGAACATCTACCCAAAGTAGCACCAAGAACTGGTG